ATATTTAATTAAAAAGAAAAAAATAAAACAAAAAAAGAAAAAGTTTAGAGCTGTTTAAATGCAATTAGCTGTGGGGTGTATCCTGTCAGCATTGCAAGTTGCTCTTTTGTATAATCTTTGTGATCAAGTATCACTTCATCGGGTATCAAAAGTTCCGAAGCAAATGTCTGTGCTTCTTGTTCGATAGAGTTCTCATAACAGTTCTTGCCAAATGAGAAGAAATAAAAATCTTCTTTGTGCAGGACTGCATGACCTAACTCATGAGCTAAGACCTCGTAATACTTTTTTTCGTTGTCTAATAATTTTTCGTTTATGTAAATAAAATCTCTTTCGTGAATCTTTAAATAGCAACCAGATATTTTTTTTAAGTCCCCGATCTGGATGATTATGTCTAATTCTTTTGCAAGCCTAACGGGGTTTCTGGTTTCGTATTTTTTAATCAAATTGTATACAATAGATTTAATTTGATTATGATTCATACATTCATATCCTTTCTTCACTTATTTTTCTGTTTAAGATATATAAGTGACATTTCATATTGAGCTAATATTGCGTCAAGAGATTCATCATCAAGTTTTTCCCCATCGTAGTAGATAGGGTGTCTAGTCCTGTTTTTAAGTAAATCTCTCATTCTCTCTAGTTCATCTTTGATGTCTATTACACGGTTATCTTTTTCTTTTTTATCCTCCTCCTTTCCTGTCATGAGGTAATCAACTGTTACACCGAAAAAATCGGCAATCTTCTGTAACTTTTTGATGCCCGGTTTACTTCTACCAACTTTCCAATCAGAAAAAGTTGACTTAGAAACGCTAGCTTCTCTTGCTACATCAGAATCTTTCAGACCTCTTTCGTCACGCAGTTTTTGATAAATTTCGTACATAAAGCACCGCCTTTTTAAAAAAGTTCCAAAATCCGTACAAAAACTATTGACAAGTTCTAGAATCCGAATTATAATATAACCATAAGTTCGGAAAAAAGAACAGCCATTGGTAAGTTCTTGTTATGATTTTTCTTTACATTTCATATTATAACTGATTTCCGAACTAAAATCAATAGAAACGTTCGGAAAGGAGTAAATATGTATAAAAAATATTGTGCGTTAAGGGACAAAAGGAATCTGACAGATTACAGAGTGTCAGAAGATACAGGAATTGTAAGGTCTACGTTTACGGATTGGAAAACAGGAAGAAGTAAACCGGGCATCAAAAAGTTAAAGTCATTAGCTGATTACTTTGGTGTGACAGTAGATTATTTTTTAGAGGAGAGTGAGTAGTGAAGAAAAGATATTCTCATAAAAAAATGAGAGCATGGTCAGAGTACCCATTGATTACAAGAATATCTTTTGTGCTTTCTTGTACAGCATTGGTACTTGCGATTGCGAGATTGCTACTTAAATAGACTGACGATAAGAGCTATGAAGCTTAGAAGATAGCAGAAAAGAGGGTGTATATGAATTTTGATGATTTGTTCTATTACCTAAATTACGGCAGAACGAGAAAACAAAAAAAGAGAGACTTAATGTTTTTAAGAACTCTCTTCTTCATAAAGCTTGCTACATTGATTTTGATGATAGTAATGCTTGCTATTTATGTATATCTACTAATAGCGAAATAAAAGCAATGACAACAGAAATAAAAGCTAAAGCAGTATTGATAAGGACCATACCTTTAGTCCATAACCATTCTTTACGAATTGCTTTGATAAGCTGTTTATCATTTTCTAAAAATTTTAAAATTTCATCTTGAACCTTTTGATTTTTGGAATAGTCAGAAGATTTCATTTTGTCAATGGTTTCTTCATCTGGTTTATCAAGATGCGGTAAAGGATTTTTAGACATAGTATACCTCCTAAGGAGATTATAACACAGAAAGGAGTACAGAAATGTATATTCCACCATTTCAATTAGGAATATTTGTAGGAGCTGTAGGAGTAATTGCATTTGAAATTATAGCTGTATTAATCGACAACTACAGAAGTAAAAAGAGAAGAGAAGCACGAAAGAAATAAAAATGCCCCATGCGGTACTGGAACTACCACACAGGGCGAATGTAACCACTAACTAGCCTAGCGGAAACAAGAAGATTATAACACAATCTTCCAAGAACCGCAAGAAAGAGGTGCAGGACTTATGGAAGAAAAAGACAAAACGTGGTCAGAGATAGAAGAGTTATTCGCTACAGAGGTTATAGAGCAGAGTAAAAGGACAGCCAAACGGTGGTTCATAATCTGGTTGATAACATTTCTAACATTGGTTGGGACTAACGGAGTGTGGATATATATGTTTAATCAATACGATTATGTTAGTCAAGATGGGAGCGGAGTAAACACCTACAAGACAGACGTTAATGGAGATGTTAACAATGGGTCAGAGAATTAGAGAGAGAAAATACGGTAAGGCGAAGAAATTAGCAATTCGCAGAAATCGTAAAACTCCAAAAAAGAAGAGAAAGCGGTACAGAATCCGCAGAAAGTGAGGTAAACATGGAATACCCGAAGTCAGTTATGAAGATGGGAGAGCTTATAAAAATGGGATTTCCGAGATCATTCCTTGATGAAGCATATCGAGAAAGAGGACAGGACTTTGCACAAAAAGGTGCTAAACAAAACTCTCCAATCTTTTTTGACACTGAGCTGTTTGAGAAATGGAGAGTACAGAAACTTAAAAATGAGAACATGGCAATGCAAAGGAGATAAAAAAATGAAGATGGGAGCATTTATGATGGGGTGCGGACTGTTAGTCTGCGGATTAGATTTAATGCCATTCTGGTTTATGGGTACTTGCGTAGCCGCAGGACTGGCATTAATCGCACAAGAGCGTGATGGATGGAAATGAAAAAAAGCACCCAGACATGGCAGGTCTTAAGTGCTTAACAAAAAATGTATAACAACAGTATAGCAGGAAAAGGAGAATGTGACAATGATTATTACAAAAAAAGAATTTAAGGATACGGTTAAAAATATTATCGTTGATGGAATCAACAACACACGACAAGAGAATGTAACAGAGGAAAAAAACGCAGAAGCTGACAAAAAGTTAGCAACAGTGTTGACAGACTACTATGAAAAAGTAATTAGAAACATCTTTTGCGGAGATTGTTGGACGTACAGTGAAGACGAATTAACTCGTGTTTCGACTTCGGTTTTAGATAATAGAATTTCTAACAACCCAGAACCACTGGTATTTATGGAAAATATGGCGTGCATTGCAACCACTAGATTACTGATTAACATGTTAGAAGAAAAAATGCAGGAAGAAGAGCCACAGGAAAAGGAATTTGACGTAGAAGAGATTCTTAAAGAAGCAAAGGGGTGCGAGTAGTCATGATTATCACAGGATACACAAATGAATACGGAACAGTAATACCAATGGAAGATGCAGACGATTATATCCAAAAGAGAATAAAAGGAAATGAAGAAGATAGAGAGTGGTTCATCGACTATATGTGGGATGTACTGGAAAACAATATGGATGAACTCTTAAAACTTAGAGAAGCATTTTTTGACGATGTATGCAGTGACAAAGAATGCGACGAGCAGGGAAATATTAAAGAATGTATTGAAGAATGAGAGGTAAAACATGGCTAAATTATATGAGATTAAAAACGAATTTAACGAACTGCTTTTAATGGCAGATGAGCAAGGGTTATCCCTTGATGATATTAAAGACACTATAGATGGAATCGAATTTGAGTTTGAAGAAAAGGCTGATTCTACCGCAAAGATGATTAGAACGCTGATTGCTGATGCGGATGCAGTAAAAGCAGAGAAAGACAGATTAGCAGACAGAGAAAAGGCATTGAGAAACAGTGCAGACAATCTGAAAAAGTACCTTGAAACAATGATGTTAGAAGTAGATAAGAAGAAATTTAAAACAAAGCTGTTTAGCTTTAACATCCAGAAGAACGCACCAAGCGTAAAAGTAGAGGTTGAGGAATTATTACCAAAAAAATATTTAATTCCACAGCCAGATAAAGTTGACAAGAAACAGCTTCTTAAGGACTTGAAAGCAGGAGTTATTGAAGCAAATGAAAATATGAGACTGGTACAGACAGAGAGTTTAAGAATTAGATAGGAGTGTTGGAAGATGGAGAAATTTAGAGATTTAAGGGCAGATGAAATTGATTGCAGAGTTGCAATTGTAAAAGACAATGGAGTGTCAATCTTATTATATAAGGATGCACGATGTGACATGAATATCCTTGATGAAGCGATTGGTATTACTAACTGGAAAAGACATCATGAGGTAATCAATGGAAATCTTTTCTGTACCGTAGAAGTATGGGACGAAGAAAAGAAAGAGTGGATTTCTAAACAGGATGTAGGCAAAGAATCCTACACAGAAAAAGAAAAAGGACAGGCTTCGGATGCATTTAAGAGAGCTTGTTTCAATCTTGGAATCGGACGAGAACTGTACACAGCACCTTTTATATGGATTCCAAATAAATACGTCAATATTCAGCAGGGAAGAAACGGAAAACCTACAACAAATGATAGGTTCAAGGTTGAAAAAATTGTAATCGAGAACAAAAAAATTGTATGGTTGTCAATCGTTAACGATACAACACATAAAAGAGTATTCATCTATGATGGCAGAACAGAGGAAGAAAAGAATGGAGACAAAGGCAACGATAAGTAATATATACATTGATTTTGAATCTGGTAAGCAGGTTATTTCCCTTGTATGTGAAAAAGACATACGAGGGGAATATGACCGACTGAAAGATAAAGAATGTCGGCTTAAGGTTGTTCAGTACCGTGAGGGCAGGAGTTTAGATGCCAATGCATACTTTCATGTATTGGTTGGAAAAATCGCAGAAGTAACGGACAACAGCCAGGTATACATAAAGAACAAACTCATAGCAGAGTACGGACAGCATGAGATTATAAACGGTTCTCTTGTATCACTTCCGTTGGATAACGATATAGAAGTGTACGACCTTGAATTTTGCCACCTACAGCCGACAACCCAGACAACTACGAATAAGGCAGGAAAGCTATTCAGAATCAATCTGGTAATGCGTGGGAGTCATACCTACGACACAAAGGAAATGTCTGAACTGATAAAAGGAACTGTTGCAGAAGCAAAAGAGCTTGGAATTGAGACAGAAACACCGCAGGGTATAAAAGAAATGGAAGAAAGGTGGGGACTTAAGATTGAAAAAGAAAAAATCAATCATCGTTGACGATATGGAACATTGCTATTTATGCGGAAGTCCTAACGTAGAGATACATCATTGTTTGCACGGAACGGCAAACAGGAAGAAAGCAGATAAGTATAATTTAGTGATTCCATTATGTAGAGAACATCACACAGGCGGTAAACAGTCAGCACACTTAAATAAAAACTACGATCTAATGTATAAGAAACTGGCACAGAAAGCTTATGAGAAGCACGTAGGAGACAGAGAATCATTTAGAGAGGAGTTTGGTAAGTCATGGCTGTAACGTACACAATCCAAGGCAGGTTGGACGGATTAAATGCTTACGTTAATGCTTGCAGGACTAATCCTTATAAAGGGGCAAAATGCAAGAGAAGTAATCAGAAAATCTGTAGATGCAGTATCCCTTATGAATTAAGGGAAAAGGACAGAGAAATAAGATTCCCTGTTCGTGTAGAAATTACATGGTACGAAAAGGACCGCAGACGTGATCCCGACAATATTGCATCGGCTAAGAAATACATCTTAGACAGCCTTGTAGAAGCAGGAGTGTTCCCAGATGATGGTTGGAAGTATGTAAAAGGATTTACAGATAACTTTGAAATTGACAAAAAAAGACCACGGATAGAAGTAACTATCCATGAAACTAAATATCCATAAGATTAAGCAGGAGGGCAGTGAATGAACATAAATATAAATACAGATTGGGAATGGTATGAAAACACAAATGTATTTAGATTGTTTTGCCACTGCCTACTACATACAAATTTAGAGGACAAGCGGTACTGCGGCAGAGAAATCAAGGCAGGGCAATTTGTTTCTTCTATAACAAGAATCAGTGCAGAGACAGGCTTAACAGAATCGCAGGTCCGAACAGCACTTAAGAAGCTAAAAGATACTGGTTACATATCCACAAAAAGCACAAATAAATACACGATATACACAGTTAATGAGTACCAGAAGTACATAGATTGTGGACAAGTTGCAAAAGCAACTACTGAGGAAAACACGGTAGTTAAAAATGGAACAAAAATGGAACAACCAGTGGAACGAAAAATGGAACAATCAGAAGAAAATGCAAAGGAAACTTGCGAGAAGTCAAAGGAAAATTGCGAAAAGTCGAACAAAAAAGCAATCAATGAATGTTTTGAAAGGCTTTGGAAAAAGTATCCGAATAAACGTGGCAAAGGGCAGGTATCAGACACAAAGAAAAAGACTCTGTATGAGATAGGAGAAGAAAAAATAGAAAGAGCCTTGAAAAGGTATCTGGATGATTTATCTAAGGACAGTAGTTGGAGAAAACCACAGAACGGAAGTACATTCTTTAATTCTGGTTACGTGGATTATCTGGACGAGAACTACGAAAAACCACCAGAGCCACAGAGGAATCCTGCAAGTATCTTAGCCTGTGAAAGAGACTATGATTTTGACAGCTTAGAGATGCAGTTAATGCAGAAACAATTAGAGTAAGGAGTGATGGAAAATGTATCAAATGAGTTTTTTTGGTAATGAAACAGCACTTAGAAGCCATTCCATTACCAAGCAAACCAGAAGAGAATCCCACAAAAAGATTAATAAAGAAGCAATACATATCTTGATTTTAGAACAGCTCGAATATGGAGCAATGACAGCACGAGAGATCGCAACGGTGTTATATAAACACAAAAAAGTCTTAGAACCGACAAGGCAGCAGGTACAACCACGGCTAACGGAGTTAGTGCAGGACGGACGTATTGAGGTATGCGGTAAACGACACGACAGCCTAACAGACAGAAACGTGGCAATCTACAGAAAGGTGGTGGAAAAAGATGGGGTATAAGAAATTCACAACAGAATTTAAAAGAAAAGTTGTTGCGGAAAGTAACGCAAGACATGAGGTAAAGAGCGTTGCGAAAGAATACGGTATTGATTCATCCACCCTCTTTAAATGGAAAAAACAGAACTTAGATGAAGACAAAGAAGAAAACGCCCCATATTCTCGCGAATACATAAAAATGGTAGTAAAGACAAGACTGACAAAAAACAATACGTCAAAATCTTGCTCACAAATGTTTAAGATTCCAGAGTATTTGATTACATTTTGGACAGAAAAATTTGGGGATGAAGTAAGAAAAGAAATTGAAGCAGAACAGCAACGTAACAAAAGGAAACCTAGAGGTATTCATGTCACATCTAGTGCAGTCTATTGGAAATAAGAAAAGGAGATTAAAGAAATGAAAAAATTTGAATTAACAACAGAATTTATTACTAACTTTTTAGGAACTAAGTTATTCAGAATTAAAGCTCTTGTAGAGTTTGGAAAAGTAGAAAAAGGAGAGCTAGGTGGTTTTGTAGAGAAAGAAGAAAATCTGGATCATGATGGAGATGCATGGGTGTCTGGAGATGCAATGGTGTATGGAAATGCAAGGGTGTCTGGAAATGCAGAGGTGTATGGAGATGCAGAGGTGTATGGAGATGCAGAGGTGTATGGAAATGCAAGGGTGTATGGAGATGCAATGGTGTATGGAAATGCAAGGGTGTCTGGAGATGCATGGGTGTCTGGAGATGCATGGGTGTCTGGAGATCAGATGTATGCAGCAGTAAAAGGCTTTGGCAGTGAGTATAGAAACACCACATTTTTTATTACTAAAGACGGAAATGTTTGTGTAAATTGCGGATGCTTTAGCGGTACATTAGAGCAATTCAGAGAAAAAGTGGAAGAAACACATAAGGATACTAAGTACGCAAAAGAGTATTTGATGATCGCAGACCTTATGGAAATGCATTTCAAAGAAGAATTAGAAAAGATTAAGAAGTAGTAACTAAATAACCCTTTTCTGGTTTGATTCTCTGCCTAAGTAACTGTAAATAATGTTTTTTTTGTATTTTCAGATTCTTCCATTTTTCATTTTTTATTAGGCAGAGACTCAAGCCAGAAAAGGCTTGTTGCACAGGATTTTTATATACCACACGACAACTAAATAAAAGAATCCTCGCAACGCATAAGTACAATATAGCTATTGTATAAGTCATGATTTCCCCTGCTATTAACGGCAGGGGAGAGAATGGACAGTAAAGGAGTAAAAATGCAAATTTATAATATAGAAACGAAAGCAATTATAAGCGGAGAAGAAATAAAAGAATTAGATGATTGTTTTATTTTGTCAAATGTTGATGAGAGAAACGATACACATACAACTATTAGATGTTTGAAACCAACATGGAACAAAGTAATTTGTAAAGAAACGTGTTTACAGCGTATTACAAGTCAGCTAAATCAACTTACACAAAACACGGTTTTAGGAGTTGATGAGTTAAGCAATAATACAGATACACTCATGATGAGAATAACATTGAAAAATGTTAAAAACAAAAGTCTATTGATATATAACAAACAAAATAAAACAACATACATTGATTGTTGGCTTATCAGTAGTAGATTTTTAGATCAAGCCATAGAAGATTATTTAACAAATAAGGAGGATTAAATATGGGAATTAAAAATCTAACAGAAGCAGAAGAAAAAGAGTTTTACAGACTTGTTGGGAAGATGAATGGAGAAGAACCAGACAAGAAACAGGATGCAAAGGTAAAGAAACCACAAATAAATGAATGTTATTACATTGTTGATAACGATGGAACTATTACATCGTGCGTGTGGCTGGATAATAATTTTGATCGAAGAAGATGGAAATTAGGAAATGTTTTTCTAACCAAACAAGAAGCAGAATTTGCAAGAGAGAAAAGAAGAATAGAAGTTGAACTTGAACGATATGCAAAGGAACACAATGACCCAACACTCGAAGATAGTTATTTCATTTTGTATGATGAATACAATGAAGAACTTGATTATGATGTGTGGGCCGATTACAGACCACAGGGAGCGGTGGTATTCGCATCAAAACAACTTGTATTTGATGCGATCGAGTCAATAGGAAGAGACAGAATCATTAAATACATCTTTGGGGTAGAAAGTGTGGGAGAGGAATGAATTTTACAAAAGCGTTCGCAGTATTTATGCAAATTGATTCAAAGGAGTTTACGGAAGATGAAAAATATGAAGCAATACAGCAGGTGTTAGATGCAGCGACAATAAACAGTATCACAAAAAAGCAGGTGTTAAATGTAGTGTCATGGTTGTTCAATAAGCAACAAAAATATAGATGGCACGACTTAAGAAAGAATCCTGACGATCTGCCAGATGTTCCTCATCCTGAAAGAACGTGGTTTGAGGTTGTTCAGGAAGATAACGAAGACTGCATACCACGAGCAACAATGCAGTATGATGACGAATACGGATTCGGATTTTATCAAGAAATTTATGCCGCACGAAGTTTTGGCTATGTAGATACAGAGTTTAAAACAGTAGAAGAGTTAAATCTAGCACCGGTCGTAGCATGGAAAGCAATAGAGAAATTTGAAAATGATGAGATTTAAAATGCCAACAGCACGTTGCAAATGGTGTAATAGTTGGTTATTCAATGAGGATATCGGAAGAGAGTATATTCAAGTAAAGTCCGGCATGAAAATACAAAGCAAATTCATTTGTCTTAAATGTGAAATGGAGTTAAGAAAAGAAGATTTCTTTGAGCTGTACAGAAGCATGATGAAGTAAAGGAGTATCAATGGACTTAGAACAAAAAGCAATAGAAAGAATCAAAACAGCATCAGAAATGAGCCTTGAATATTACAAACAGCCACTTATCTGCACATACAGCGGTGGCAAGGATTCAGATGTATTATTAGAGCTATTCAAACGTTCTGGAGTTCCTTTTGAAGTACAGCACAGTCACACCACAGCGGATGCACCACAAACAGTGTGGCATGTCCGTGACAATTTCAAGAAATTGGAAGAGGGGGGGATAAAGTGCAGTATTAACTATCCAAGGAATCCAGACGGAACCAGAATCACAATGTGGAATCTCATTCCTAAGAAACTTATGCCACCTACACGGCTAGTAAGATATTGTTGTAAAGAATTAAAAGAAACAGCAGGCATGGGAAGATACGTGGCAACAGGTGTTAGATGGGATGAAAGCACAAAAAGGAAACACACACGATCAGAATTTGAAAAGATAGGAGCATCAGTTAAAACAAAGGAATTGTTTGATGATTCTGTAATGCTCAACAATGACAACAATTCTAAAAGAAGAATCACTGAATTGTGCATGCAGAAGCACAAGATGGTTGTAAATCCTATTGTTGATTGGAAAGAGGAAGATATATGGAACTACATAGACCAAGAGAATATATGTGTTAATAAATTGTACCAATGCGGATATAAAAGAGTTGGATGCATCGGTTGTCCAATGGCAGGCAGAAAAGGAAAATTAAAGGAATTTTACGATTTTCCAACATTCAAGCTAAATTATATCAAAGCATTTGACAGGATGTTAGAAGTAAGAAAAGCAAAGAATCTCCCTACACAGTGGGAATCTGGAGAAGAAGTATTCCTGTGGTGGATAGAAGATAAGAATGTTGCAGGGCAAAGAGAATTTAAGGTAGCAGAAAACGGACAACTTATGTGGTAAAGGAGAAAGAATATGGACGTTATCAAACAAATAGATTACATGATCGCTTGCCTAGAGATGGTAAAAGAAGAAATCAATTACAAAAAAAGATGGGAAATGAAAATAAAAATGAGAGAAGATAACGACTGGAACTGGTATAAGAGAAATAGGACACCAAGCAATACACTTATCAAAGAGAATCTTAGAAACGTTGGTAGAACAGGATTCAAGCTTGCGAAAGATTTAGAGGTGGGAGAATGACTAAAAATGAAACAATAACAATAAATGAAATAATAACACAGAGATTTCAAAGCCACTTATATAATTGCATAAAAGAGTCAAATATTCCTGCTATGCAATTAAGTGTAAGTTTCGACAGAGAAAAGGCATACATAAAAGACGAAAAAGCAGGACGTATCGTTGGAGAAGTTGATATGAAGATTACTATGGAACGATATGAACCTAAAAAAATGACAAGAAGTGAAGTGGAAAAAGCTATATTAGCTTACTGCAACCCTGTTAGCACACCATGCAGAGAATGCAAATGTTATAAAAAATGTGTAAAAAGGATGCCGTTTGAATGGTTAAGTAACGAGGGATTACAAGAATACTATGAATTTTTGTATGGAATCAAAGTGGAGGTAAAGGAATGACAAGAGAACAGATGATAGATGTGTTAGAAGAAAATATATGTGTTTCATGTAAACATCATCATGCGTGTAAAAGTAAACAGGTTTTTTCTGATATGACTGACGAAGAAATGGAATATTATGTGAGTGGCATTAAAGAAAAAAATACAGATAAAGAGTCACAAAATGAGTGTGAATTGGAGGAAAAGAAAATGGAGCAGGTAAAAGTTTTGAAAGAAGTAACAAGAATGATTTATCCTAACAGGATGGAAGAAGTGATCCCGATAAAAGAATTTGCGAAAAATATTACAGATAAAGGATATAAAGTAATGATTAGAAGAGAAAATGTTATTAGTGGAAAGTATGACGTTGTTATTTATGAAGAAGAGGAGATGAAAGAATGATACTAAAAATCTTACTTGTTATCATCGGCATTATCTTAGGACTGGTGGGCAGTGGCTTCTGCCAGTCCGCTAAAGCAAGAGATACGATCACAATGACGTTAGAAGATTATGAACACATGGGAGAGATATTACACAGTCTGCCAATAAGAGAACGGCACAAAAGTCTTAATGGGAAAGATGTGGCGTTATACAGATGTCCTAAATGTAAAAGCTATGTAGCAGAATGGACAGAAGTTTGCGAGTGTGGAAATAAATTAGACTGGGGAGAAAGTGAGGACTTGAATGTTAATAAGAATTAGCGAAACGCAGGTTATAAATATACAACAGGCTACAGGCTTGTATATTGCAAAAAAATTAAATTGGTACGAAGTTCGATGCACTATGATAGATAACGAATACGTTATTAAAAAATGCACATTGAAACGACAGGCGTTAGAAACATTAGATAAGATACTTAGTCAGTACGACAGAGGACAAAGGGTTATCAAGTTATAAAGGAGTGTGACGTTATGAAATGTGCTTGCATGGGATGTACAGAAGCAACCGGTAGGAGTTGGGATTGCCACACTAGATGTGATGGTTACAAAGAGTTCCAAGCCAAAAACGAGAAAGAGAAGAACGTTATCAAAAGGAAAAAGCCTTATTATAAGTCGTTATCAAAAGAAAAATTTATGAAAAGAAATGCTTTAAACAGGAACAGGAGGGGAAGAAAATGACAGGGTTATCAATAGACGTTATCAAAAATCAGATACGATTATCAAAAATGTTTGTAGGAAGTGAAGCGGTATCAACTAAGGCATTGAAAGAACTTCTTGAGTACAAAGAAACAGGATTGACACCGCAGGACATAAAAGACATGGACAAGATGTATCTTGAAAAATGTAAAGAAGTAAATGCACTTGTAAAGACCTGTGAACGGCTAGAAAAGGAGAAAAGATGAATAAACAAGACATATATACTCTATGTACATTAATTCCATCTATGGACGATTACAGAGGTTACAATATGTATCTATGCGGTAAACGTGACGGATTCAATGAGTGCGTACAGATGCTGAAAGAAAGTTTAGAAAATATAAAAGAAAAAGCAGAGGATTAACCCCTGCTTCTTTTATCTGTATGAAAAGTTGTGATCTAAAATCTCTATGTTGTAGTTACCAGTTGTACCGCTTACCTGTTGATGCGTGATAATGTAGTTTGCTGTGATACCTGCGGTAATGATCGCTGTAAGTATGATTGATAATAATATTTTATTCATATAAACACCCCAAATCTTCCAAAATCATTTCTATTGCATATTCTCGTGAACACATTTCAGCACCATCCCAACGATTTTGCTCAATCATTGAATTTGCTTCTTTAACGGCTTCTTTTTCGGTATAACCGCAACTCATTAACCACTGTACAATTTTAATCATGCTAGTTCTCCTTTTCTACCCTCGTAACCTCCGGGGTGGGTGGTGTATGTTATACATTGATAAGTTGCTCCCAGTTAGGATGTTCCTTATCAAACTTTTCTAATTCTTTTTCTCTTTCGTCATAGGCTTCAAGTTCTAAAGCTTCGATTTCTTCCCAACTAAAACCAAGTTTTAAAAGATTGTCAGCCAGTTCATCACAAAGTGAGGAAGCTTCTAAATCTTGACGGTAAATGAAAATTTTTACCGCATTTTTATAACCTCTGATTGCTGAATTTCTAGCAACCTCTTCTTTAAAAGCTTTGTCGATTTTTCTACCTCTGTAATAATCCATAATTTTCAACCTCCTAAATTCTTTCTAAAATCTTTTTACAAGCTTCTACATATCCCTCTGGGAGTGTTTCGGTGTTCATCTTTCCACCGCTTGCTCTCCAATCAAGATATTTTTTACTTCTTCTTTCTCTTCTTCCAACTCGTAAATAAATTCTTCATAAGAAACGAAGTCCTCATTTTCGACTAACTTTTCAATTTCTTTTCTTAAATATTTCATTTTCAACACTCCTTTTCTTGGTTGCTTTGTTCTCTTAACTTACTTTTATTATATCACTTTAAAAAGTTATGTCAATATAAAATATCACTTTTTATGATAATATTTCTCTTGACGTGAAAAGGCTATATAATATATAATGTAATAAACAGGAGGTAAGAAAAAATGTTAAAATACAAAATTGATGTGTACGATGCACTAAAAAGAAAAGGATTTACTACATATAAGGCAAAAACTACTAATTTACTTAGCCAAAACACGTTAAACAAGATAAAGAACGAGGATACAGCTATAACACTTAAGGCTTTAAATGCTGTATGTAACATCTTAGAAATGCAACCGGGGCAACTACTGGAATATGTAAGAGATGAAGAGGACGAAAAAAAATTAAAAGAATTGTAAATATCACTTTACAAAGGTATAAAGATGTGATAAGATAAAGACAGTTAAAGGAGATCAGTAAAAAGAAAAGGAGATATGAGTTATGAAAAAATTAAACGCAGAAGAAATCAAAAAAGAATTATTAAACGAGGAAATGAGCTTCACAGATTTAGATAACTTCATGATGGAATCTGGATACTACAGCGTATTTGATGATGGAGTAACAGCAGACATCAAACAGGATGGAAATGTGGTATATACAGCTACAGACTCTAACGAGTGCGAAGTGCAGATTTTCTTCGAGATCACAACAGATAATGGAGAGGACGAAGCAGAAGAAGCTTTCTGTTTAGTCGTTAAAGATGTGCAGGAGTTCTAATATGAGAAAAAAATGGTTGGAAATGCAGGGAAAGACAGTCAACGGATTTAAAATATTAGAAGTCTACAGAGAAAACAAAAGAACGATAGTAAAAGTTGTCTGCCCTGCCTGTGGTAAAATATACACAACACGAGCTGAAACTATAAAAAACGGAAAAGATTGCGGATGTACTACCAGAATAAAGATGAACGACTTGACAGGAAAGAAATTCGGTAGGCTAACAGCAATAGAACCAACAGAAAGAAAAGCATCGAATGATTCTATTATTTGGAAATGTGTATGTGATTGTGGAAAAATAAGCTTTGTTAATAGCGGAAGTTTGACAAGTGGCAGGATAAAAAGCTGCGGATGCCTAAGAAAACCGCATGAGATAGAACAAGGTAAAAGACTTGCAAAAGAATCAAAGAAACAGTGTATTGATGGGACAAGTATCAGAAGCATTACGATGAAAAAACCTAAAACAAATACTTCTGGAATAAAGGGAGTATATTGGGACAAAAATAGAAATAAATGGGTGGCACAGATAGAATTTAAAGGTAAAACATACTACTTAGGAAGATACGCAAATAAAGAAGATGCAAGAGAAGCAAGAGAGAAAGCCGAAAAAGAAATGTTCGGGAAATTTTTAGAAGAGCATAAAGAGTATGTAAAGGATAAAAGGAGTGTTGAAAAATGAAAAATCAATTTAAAATTTATGCAAATTATGGAGTGCTTGGAAGAGAGAAAAGAGTTGTGTACTCGTACGGTGTGCCAATGGTAGAAGCAAACGATGAACTTATTGTCGAACTGCCAGAAAACGATAGTTTTAAGTTTTATGAAAACAGTTTTGGAGATTTAATGGTAGAGACAGCATGGGGACATTGCTACGGAATAAACGATGTACTACAAGGAAAAGAGAATCCATGCTTTTATGCACTAGATCGTGATGCAAAGGGGCACAGAGTAAATCTAAATATTGTAGAAGAATAAAAAGAGTGTAAACAAAGGCACTTCCCACTATGGTATAATTATCTTAGATAAAACCATAGTCGGGAGGTGTCTTTTTTTGATTAATAACAAATTAAAGAATTGCTGTAACGATTGCGTGTACTGCGAGATCGTGACAGAGACAAAGAGAAGAGCTATCCCAGAGGATAAGACGGAAGTGGTACTTGTAAATATAAAGTGTAGTCATATGTGCGTATGCTACAGATATAGAGAGGAAGTGCAGAATGGAAGATAGAAGTATATGCTGTGCTGAATGTATGTATCTACTAGGAAGTGATACAAAGAACTACTATATGTGTAACGTAGGCAAGTATGACAGAATAGGCAACGCATATCTATGCACCTGCGACAAATATAAAAGCAGGAATCCAAGTACAAAAGAATATAAGAGATAAATAACAGATTGTTAGAGGTGGTAAATTTCGTTGCAACCACGCACCCTATGGGTTAAAAGAGATGCAAGAGATGTGACGCTTGCCTAACGGTCTGTTTAAATATATATAAACCTAGAAAGGATGTGAGAAGATGAATCTAAATAGAATTATGAGAAAACTACAAAGGGCAATAGTATCAAACGGATTTGTAATAAGCTTAGACACAACACAATTCTATTCAGAGGATCAGAAACGAATGATAACAATGTACATCCTGTCTATAAAAGCATATGAGAATACAAGAAAAGGTTGGAGAGATACACGGTATGAGATACTAAGAACCGCTTCACAAGTGGACATAATTAAATGCCTGTCTGACATATGGGCAAGTATAAGAGAAAGGAATGGGCAAATAAATGCGTAATGAACTTACACAGAAGCAAAGAACATTTGCTCATGCATGGATTAAAAACGGTGGGAATGATTATCAAGCCGCTATCGAAGCAGGATACTCCCCTGCAACAGCGAAGAACGCAAAAAAGAACATCATTGAAAAGCATGGAGTGAAAGAATATATAGCAGAACTACAAGCCAAAACAGATAAAGAAAATGGCTATGATATTATGAGTCTTGCAGACATACAGCGAAGACGGTCAATGATCGCCACTGGTGCGTTGCAAGATTCTTTTGGATTTACTCCAGACTTCCCAGATCAATTAAAAGCCATGAACGACTTAGAAAAGGCTTTAACGGTGCAGGCAAAGGAAGAGGAAGAGAAGAAAGCAAGAGAAGAAGCATTAAGGAATAAGACGTACCACATGGACCTTGATATAATCCCCGATGTGTTCCACCCGATGATTCGAGATGTACGAAACCATAGACATACAGAATATGTATTGCCGGGGGGACGTGGTTCTGGTAAATCCTCAACAATCCCAAACATTATTACAGAGTTGATGAGAAACAATCATGACATACATTGTCTTGTTGTAAGAAAAGTATATAACACTGTAAAAGATTCTGTATTTGCTAAAACCAAATGGGCAATAACAAAACAGGAGTTCTCGGAAAAAGATTATAAATATACAAGCTCGCCTTATGAAATTACAATGAGAGACACAGGACAAAAGATATTCTTTCGTGGTGCTGACGATAAAGAAAAAATAAAGTCGATAGCACCAGATTTTGGATACATAGCGATTGTGTGGTTTGAAGAATTAGACCAGTTCGCAGGACCCGAAGAGATACGAAATATAGAGCAGTCTGCTATTCGTGGTGGAGATTTAGCATGGATATTTAAGAGTTTTAACCCACCGAAAAGTGCTAACAACTGGGCAAATCAATATTTGCAAGAACCAAAAGACAACAGAATGATTGTAAGAAGCACATATCTAGACGTACCTAAAGAGTGGTTAGGTAAACCGTTTATCGAAGAAGCGGAGCACCTAAAAGAAATTAGACCCGAAGCATATGAACATGAATACATGGGCATTGCTAACGGTAACGGTGGGGCAGTATTTGAATATGTAGAAGTAAGAGAGATTACAGACGAAGAAATAGAACAGATGGACCGCATATACCAAGGTGTCGACTGGGGTTGGTATCCGGATAAGTACGCATTTACAAGGACGCACTACGATGCGGCACGAGAAACAATCTATTTTATAGACGAACATTGTGTAAATAAGCGATCGAATGAGCAAACAGCCGAATGGATAAAGAAAAAAGGCTATAACGATTATGCGATCATTTGTGATAGTGCAGAGCCTAAATCAGTAGAGGACTACAGAAACTTAGGTCTTGTGGCACAGGCAGCAGTTAAAGGACCAGGGTCGGTCGAATATGGCATGAAGTGGCTACAACGTAGGAAGATTGTAATTGACCCACGGAGAACACCATACGCATACAAAGAAATTACAACGTATGAGTATGATAGAGACAAAGACGGTAATATAATAAGCGGATACCCCGACAGAGACAATCATGCTATTGATTCGTTGAGATACGCATACAACAGAGTGATCATGAGGAGAGGAGAGAACGCATAATGATGATAAATTTAAAAGATGTAACTTGTATACAAATTGGAAATGTAATGTTAGGCATCAAGGATATAGAAAAAATATCTATCCATGATGGTGGGGTTTGGATTACGATTAATGGAGATTTGATACAAGGAGATATAGAAACAAAAATCGGAAACGTTAAACTGATAGCGGTGGAATAAATGGGTATAATAAGCAGAATGAAAGAGATATTAAGTAACCTTTTTAGACAAAAGGCAAGAGACGAATTTAAGATTGATACTGTTACCAGTCCAGAGATGCAGAGAGCTATAGAAAAATGTGCGTACATCTATAAGGGCATTCCGTACTGGTTAGACAAGGACGAACATATCAAGACGATCAACTTTGCAAAAGCGGTGTGTTCGGAGACAGCACGCCTTGCTACACTTGCAATAGGCATAGAGATAGATGGCAGTGCAAGAGCTAGTTGGTTGCAGGAGCAGATAGACAAGGAACTAGAACAGGTACGACATCACGTAGAATATGGCTGTGCATATGGTACAGTTGTATTAAAGCCTAACGGTGCAAGTGTGGACTTGATTACACCAGAGAACTTTATAGTAACAGACGAAAGCAACGGAGAAATTCAAGGAATTGTGTTTGTACATCGTGAAATTTCCAGTGATGGCAAGATGTATTACACCAAACTAGAATATCACAGGTACATTGAGGACGTGTATCAGATCACAAATCGTTGCTATGCTTCTAAGGATGCCAACGATACAGGAAAGCCAATTGACATAGACGAGACACCATGGCGTGGAGAACTAGAGGATGTAGGACTTGCAAATCTGAACGGACAACGTCTGTATGCAGTTCTTAGGACACCGCAGGCGAACAATGTAGACTTGCATTGTAGTTTAGGATTGCCTATCTTTTATGAGGCAATAGAAGAGCTAAAAGATTTAGACACTGCATACAGTAGGAACGCAACAGAGATATTCGACAGCCGAAGAATGTTGTTACTAGACTCCGACAAGTTGTTAGAGACTGGTACAAGGGTAAACAATACGCAAGATGGATTCGAGAGAAGCAAGAAGCGGTTAAGACTGCCAGAGTACGTCAAGAATGTAAATAGCTCAGACATTAAAGGATTCTATCAAGAGGTAAACCCAAGTCTCAACACGGATACACGATTGACAGGAATCAATGCCCTACTGTCACAGATTGGGTATAAGTGCGGATTCTCCAATGGATACTTTGTATTTAACGAAAGGACAGGGATTCAGACAGCTACAGGCGTAGAAGCAGAACAGCAACGTACAATACAGTTTATTAAAGACGTGAGGGACAAGCTACAAATCTGCATGGATGATCTGATTGCAGCACTTAATATATTCGCTGATCTGTATCAATTAGCACCAAGAGGACCGTATGAAACCGTGTATGACTTTGGAGACATTACATACAACGAAGATGAAGATAGAGCGAGATGGTACAGCTATGTTACTTCTAACAAGATTCCATTCTGGTACTATCTAGTTAAATTTGAGGGATTTAGTGAAGAAGAAGCGAAAGCACTCGAAGAAGAAGCGCAGCCAAAAGAGCCAGACTTATTCGGGGGAGATGAAGAATAATGCTAACGCCAGATTACTTATGGTATGTGCCAGAAAAGGCAGAGAAGCAAGCGGAAGAGCTACATAACAAGATAGTATCTGTCATTATAGAGCGAATGATGATAAGGCTAGGACGTGGGGAAGATTACCTTTTTACCCCTATTGACAAGTGGCAGATGGATGTATTGCAGGATGCAGGGTATATCTTGCAAGCGGTGCAGGCAGAGATAGCACAAACGACAAAGATAAGTATTGCAGAGATCGCACGCACTATGAAAGAAGCAGGAATCAAGGCTCTTGAATGGGATGATACAATCTACAAGAAAGCAGGTCTTGAACCAACACCCCTTAATGAGAGTCCTTATATGCAACGATTGATCCAGAGGAATTATGAAAAGACCAAAGGAGAAATGCAGAACTTTACTGGCACGATGCCGAATGCCTGCCATGATAATTACATTAAGTCAGTTGATAAAGCATATACACAGACTGCAAGCGGTACGACAGGGTACACACAAGCGGTTAAAGAAGCTGTAAACGACATAATAAACAGCGGTGCAGACGTAACCTACCCTAGCGGACACAGAGACAGCATAGAAACAGCAACTACAAGAGCGGTTCGCACTGGTGTAAGTCAGATGGCAGGAGAGATCACGGATGCACGTATGGACGAGATGAACTGGGATATAATTCTCACGTCTGCACATTTAGGAGCAAGAATTGGAGACGGTGGAGACAACTTAACCAATCATTACTGGTGGCAAGGCAAGTTTTACAGCAAAAGCGGTAATGACCAAAGATTTCCGCCTTTTTCGGTCTGCGGTATGGGAAACGTGCAGGGAATCCATGGGGCAAACTGTCGGCACTCCCACGGTCCGGGGGATGGAATAAACAATCCGTTCGAGGACTACGACAGCGAAGAGAATCGCAAAGAATATGAAAAACGGAAACGACAGAGAGAGCTTGAAAGACGTATCAGAAAGACGAAACGACAGTTAATCGGCATGAAAACGGCTGTGGATAATGCAAAGGACGAAGCCTTAAAGCACGATCTTGACATGGAGTATCAGAAAAAGGCGGCACTATTGCAGAAGCAAAACAAAGCCTACAATGATTACTGCAAAGAGAACAATCTTAAGAAGCAGAGCGAACGACTAAACACAGCAGATTGGAACAGGAGTCAAGCATCATCAGCACGAGGTGCAGCGACACGATACAACAATGCACGAGGTAAATAATGGATACTATAAACAAAATTATGGTAGCCTGTGGGTGGATTATAACAATTGGTAGTGCGATAGGAGTATTATATACTGCCTATAAGCATTACAAGAAGCCTACGGACGATTTGAAACATCGAATAGATCATATAGAGACAGATATTAAAGAAATTAAACAAAAGCTAAATAGTGACTACAGTGCTATTAATAATCAACGTGATGATATGAACCTAGTCATGAAAAGCATGTTTAATTTGATCGAGAACAAGATCACAGGAAACAACATTGAGGGTCTAAAAAAAACCAGAGACGATCTGATAAATGCGTTGACAACACACGACAAACAGTGAGGTGTTTGCTTTTGAAAGTATATGATTTTACCGTACCCGAACTAAATATGTTCCGTACGTATTGCAACTTCACAGATGTTGAAAGAACATTGTTCGAGTATCGGGCAAAGAATATACCACTAGAGAAATGTGCAGAGCTTATGAACGTAAGTCTGTCTACAGCAAAGAGAATCAGCAGGAAAGTTAATAACAAGATTATTAGAGTATGTTAAGGAGAATAAATAATGAATTTTAAAGAAGCATTTAAAGCAATGAAAGCAGGAACAAAAGTTAAACTACCATCATGGGGTGGCTTCTGGTTTTGGGATGAAGAGAAGCAAACTGTTATGATGCAGTGTAGGCCTAAAGATGCTGATAAAGGTCAGGGAGATTTATTAGACATTAGAGAAACACAGAGAGTTGAGTACACACTTTCTAATATCTTATCCAATGAATGGGTAATTGCAGACGAAAAGAACTGTCCTGTGCTTGGTGGAGAAGCTACATTTAGTTTCGGGGATGCTATTAAGTACATGAAACGTGGGTTGAGGGTTGCGAGAAAAGGATGGAACGGAAAAGGGATGTATGTATTTTATGCCTCTGATTTTCAGTTTGGAACAAAAGCAGACTTATCAGAGTTTAATCCTACAGAAGACCCAGAATGTACAGAAGAAAATAAAGTATATGTATATGATTGCCTAGTTCTCAGAACCGCTGATAAAAAGTTACAGCCTGGATGGTTAGCATCACAGAGTGATATGTTGGCAGAAGATTGGATGTTTATTGATTAAAAAAGAGGGTATTGAAAAGGCAAAAATCCATGATACAATATAAATGTAACAAGTAATAAGTTGTTGAATAAATTATTATAAGATTTCATTTTTAGTTTTAAATGAGAGTGGTTTGTTTCGGAGATACTTTTTCATGTTATAATACTTTAATCCTTTCTTTATTGTTTTGTTATGTATATAGTACGGTGGATTCCTCACGGAGTCCGTGGAAGTATAACTCAGTTGGTCAGAGTAGTCGGCTCATAACCGACCTGTCACAGGTTCGAGTCCTGTTGCTTCCATTTGCTCACTGTTGTGAGCATGAGAAATCATTTTTGAATTTCCTCAATTTTTTGGTTTAAATTTCATTTTTCAACACGACACCTTTTTTCATCAATTGGTGTTCCTCAATCTTATCCTTATTGTTCAAGCACCATGACCCCTATCATGGTGCTAATTTTTTAATTTAATATGATACTTTTATGAGACTTTAACGACCTGTTAGAGTCTCTTTTTTAATGCGATAATTTACACATAAAAGGGAGGTGGAAGAGTGAACGGATATAACTATAATCCTTATGCACCAATGTATCAGCAGGATACAATGCAGTTGCAGGATAGGCTAAATCAGTTACAGCAAATGCAACAGCAGTACAATAAACCAATGCCAGAGACACAAGTTCCAACACAGAATGTTAATTGGATACAAGTTGCAGGCATAGAGGGAGCAAAGAACCAGATCGTACAGCCAGGGGCTACAGCATGGATGATGGATAACAACGCACCTTTCTTTTATGTAAAGAGTGTAGATGGAATGGGCAGTGCAACTTTTAAGGTATTTAGATTCGAGGAGATACCGCCAGAAGCCACGCAGAACGCCCAAAAACAAAATGTAAACTATGATAATAGATATGTTACAAGAACAGAGTTTGAAGAACTTCTAGCAAAGCTAGGAGAGCAACCAGAGAAAGGAGAGTTAAGCAATGAGTAATCCTTTAATGAACATGATAGGCGGTATGATAGGAAACAACAACCCTATGCAAATGGTACAGCAGGTAATGGGCATGGTAAGAGGGTCTAACAATCCGCAGTCTATGGTTGAGAGCATGGCACAGACAAACCCTGCGATCAAGCAGGCAATGGAAATGTGCAAGGGAAAGAACCCACAAGAAGTGTTTAATAGCCTATGCCAACAGCAGGGCATGAATCCACAGGATATTGTGGACAAAGTGAACAAATAGATATTAAGCGGTGCACAGCTTGGTAAATAAATTTATGGAGGACAACAACAATGAATGAAGCAATGGGACTCACTGCGGCAGATGTAGCGGCAGTGACAAGAAATGACGGATATGATAACGGCTTCGGCAACGGTGGTTGGTGGATTTGGATTATCTTAATTGCTTTCCTTTTCTGTGGTAACGGATGGGGAAGAAATAACGATACCGCAACGACCGCAGGCGAAAATGCTTTCTTATCCGATGAGTTTGTTAAGAGAGATATTTTCAATACAAACCAGAACGTATCTAATACAGCTTGTCAGACACAGAGAGACGTATTAGAAAGCAGATACACAACACAGTTAGGATTACAGCAGATGCAGGCACAACAGCAGGCTTGTTGCTGTGAAACACAGAAAGAAGTGTTACAGAACCGCTATGATGCGGCTTTAATGGCCCAGAATATGCAGGCACAGATGGCACAGTGTTGCTGTGATATTAAGGAAACAATCCTCGCAGACGGACAGGCTACACGCCAGTTGATGCAGGACAACACAATCCAGAATCTTAGAGATAAACTTGCGGACAGAGATAGAGACTTACAGTTATCTAACTTCCAGATTTCGCAGGTATCACAGACTAAGAACATTGTGGATGCTGTTAGACCATTCCCAACACCTGCATACATTACAGCAAGTCCTTATGTATCCTATAATGGGTATGCATACGGTGGTTGCAACTGCGGAAGTGTAAATGTGTAAATAAATCAAGCTTGTTGGAAGAATCCATATCTACTAAGTAGACTAGCAATATATTGACGATAGGGTGTCGGGTTCGGCATCCTATTTTTGTTTAGGAGGGAAAATTATGTTAAATGCGGTAAATGTAGCACAGCAGGATGTAAACAGTGGTGCAAACGTACTATTTGCGAATACACGATATAGTAGCAGACGTTGTACTTGTAATTATGGGTGGCTGAATCATGTAGAGGGGTCTGGTCTGTTTACGTTAACGAATAGATCAAACTGTCCTATGACTGTAGAGGTAGAATTTAACGGAAATGTATCCGCTAATGCAGCAGGAGCAACGGCACTTGCTGTAGAGCTTAACGGAGAAGCTATTGGTGGAACAGAAATGGACTATACAGTAGTTACAGCGAACACATTTCAGAACGTGGGAGCAACAACGGTTGTAACTGTACCATCTTGCGGTAGCTTAATCGTAAGCATCGGAAATGTAGGAACAACAGCGGCAATAGTAAAAGATGCGAATATTATTATAAAGCGTATCTCTTAAGGAGGTGCGATCATGATTGAATTTACAAACAATCTTGAAGTAACAAAAACAGAAGATATCTTTGACGAGATCAGCAAAAGATATGTAGCGGCTATGATGATACACGGTCAAATGGCAGACTATTTCAACTTCTTAGGTTTGAAAGGCTATAAAAGATTACATGAATACCAGTTTCTTACAGAAAGCTTGGAGAGACGTGAAGTATGCAGGTATTTTGTAGACCATCGCGGCAAGCTTTTAAAAGATTCTTTTAGCGGTACTATAAAAGTAATTCCCGACTCTTGGTATACAGCCAGTAAACTAAGTATCGGAAAATCTACAAAGCAGAAAGCCGTAGAGGATGGCTTTATAGAGTATCACAACTGGGAAAAAGAGACAAAAGAAGCCTATGAGAAGTACGCACAGCAACTTAGAACGAACGGAAACGTATCGGATGCACTATTTGTAGAATGTCTGGTAAAAGACGTATCTAAAGAGCTAGAAACGGTTGAAAAGATGGTTACTGATCTAATCTCTGTAGGATACGACATGGTGTATATTACAGAGACACAGGACTGCATTCATGAGAAATACAAAAAGAAGCTTAAGGGGGTCAAATTATGAGTGAAATCAAACATGTTCTGGAAGAACAGCTAGAAAGAGAAAAAAACTCAGCATTAAAACAGCTCACAACATCTAATCTTGATGCAATGTATAAGATTACAACAACATTATGCAATCTTGAAAAGATGGAGCATGGAGACATAGCGGAAACCGTCATGGATGCAGGAGAGAATCTTATTAAGAAGTACAGCAATGGCAAGTATGATAAAAATATAGATGCATTGTATGACAACTACTTAAATGCTAAAATGGCATACAAAGAAAACGGAGATCAAGGACACCGTGATAAGCTTATGGAATCTGTCGGTAGATTGATGGTGGAAGTATATGATATGCTTTCTTCTATGGTTATTGATTCTGACTTTATGGACGAGAGAAAAGAGATACAGCGACAGATAAAGAAACTTGCGGAAATGTAAAAAAAGAGGGTATTGAAACGGCATATTTTAGGGTTTACAATAAATATGTAGGAATTATGCAGATTTGCCACAGCCTCCTTGTAAGTACAGAGTTTTTTAAGCGTTTTTGGTTACACGACAACAGGAAAAGAGTTCGAGGCTCGAGTGGGGTTCAAGTCCCCACATTTCTTTTACCTTGACTTAGGTATATAAGTCTTAATCCATTACCGCAGACATAGCGGTATACAAACAATGTAGGAGGATATATATGCAGAATTACGAACAGATTTTAGCAGAATTAGGAATCGAAATCCCAGAAGAGAAAAAGGCAGAGCTTAAAAAAAGACATGCCGAAAATTATAAGACTGTAGCTGATTATAATAAACAGGTAGAGAAAAAAGATGAATACAAAACATCTTTAGACGATGTACAGACCAGATTAGCAGAATTAGAGAAAGAAGATGTTGACGGTCTTAAGACTAAGATTACAACATTAACACAGGAGCTTGCAGACGAAAAAGAAGCAAGAGCAAAAGAAGCTAAGCAGACAGAGTTAAGAGACAAGGTAAAAGATTTCTTATCTGATAAAAAATTTGTAAATGCAATCACAGAAGACTCTATCCGTTCCCAGATGATTCAGAAGTTAGAAGAAGAGAATGGGAAAAATGCAGAAGATGTATTTAAAGAACTTACTACTAAAGATGGGAAACCAATTGAGAACATCTTGGTTGACGAAAAGAAAGCACCAGCTCCTAATATCCCAAACTTTACGACTAAGTTCAACAGCGGAGAGCAGAAAAAGGGAACACAGAAGTTAAGGGAAATGTCTTTAGACGACAGAATGAAGCTTAAGGCAGAGGACCCAGACTACTATGCAACCTTATTAAATGACAGATAGATAATACCGACTCACAGTATGGAAGTGAGCCGCTGACCTAAAAATCCCTTAATAGTTGTAGGTAGATGGGACAAAGATATACAAAGTCCTTATCTATTCACTTAGGGTAGAAAGGACTTTTTTTATTATGGCAATGACAGGATTATTTGGCGGTTTTTATTTTGACCCAGAAGAATTTTCTCGTTATATGACAGAAAACCCAACATGGAATGATAGAATCCTTGCATCTGGTGTGTTAGTGCAGGACAACACGATCATGGATTTAATTGGAGAAAAAGGTAATGTTGCAACACTTCCTTTTTACAAACCGATTGATGAGCAGGATTCACAGGCACTTAACAATGATGGTTTAACAGATAATACACCAACAGAAATTACTGGAAGTAAACAGACTTGTATGCTGATTCAGAGAATGAAAGCATGGCAGTCACAGGATTTTACAAAAGAATTAACTGGCGCTGACCCTATGACACATGTCGCAAACAGCGTGGCAGGGTTCTACAAGCAGACTAGGACAAGAGATTTAATGTCTACAGTAGAGGGTGTATTAAGTTTGTCCGGCATGGAAAACCATATCACGGATTTATCAGCATCTGGAGACAGTGCAACTGATGCAAATAAAATTGATGATACAACATTGATTTTTGCACAGCAGAAAGCATTAGGGGATTCTGACGACAAATTAGGATTACTTGTAATGCATTCATATATCTATGCAAAATATAAAGCAATGGGACTTGTTGACTACAACAAATACACTATCGCTAACGCTGTAGAAAAAGAAGTGACATTACCTAAAATCGGTGGATTTATTCCAATTGTAACTGACAGATTTACAGTTGATACAACCAAGCCTGCCCTACCTGTTTACAAAACATTTATGATTGGTTCTGGTTCGATTTTAACTTGCGATAAGACAAATTACGAAAATCCTTATTATACAGACTATGACCCAGAGAAAAAAGCAGGTATTCAGAAGCTGTATACAAAACAGGGTTATGTTTTACATCCTAACGGATTTAGTATCAAGGCTGATAAGATTGCTAAAGAATCTCCTACAGTTGCGGAGTTAGGAACTAAAACTAATTGGTCTTTAGCATTTAATGAAAAAAACATCCGTATGGGTATGATTAAATCCAACGGATAAAAGGAGTGTGATTTCATGGCATACATTGACTATGAATATTACAAAACCCTTTTTGGAGAGAAAGCAATCCCAGAAGCAGACTTTAATCGTCTGGTCTGGGATTCTTGCAAGAAGATAGATAATGCCACAACAGGTGTGGATAACGTAAAGAAACTTAAGATTGCTTTTCCGACCGATGAGGACGATGCAGAAGCAGTAAAAAGATGTATCTGCGAACTTCTGTCAATCACATACAAGATTGAGCAGGCAGAAGCAAGAGTCGAAGCATCACAAGGCTACATCACGTTAGAAGATGGAACTGTGATGAGTAAGCAGGTAGCATCTAAGAGTGCAGGAAACGAGAGTATAAGCTATGTGACTTCCAGTAACGCAGGTACGGCTACATTGATAGATAAGTGTTTAGCGGATAAGGAAGCACAAAAGCAGTTATACTCTGACACAATAAGAGACTACTTATCGGGTGTCACAGATGCCAACGGAGTAAGTCTACTGTATATGGGAATGTACCCAACGGAGTATTTATGAAAGATTGTAAAGTAAATGTTTTAGGAACTACATATAAAATTAGATTCAGACATGAGAATGAAGATGAAAAACTACAAGAATTGTCTGGTTATTGCGATTATTCAAATAAAACAATAGTCGTTGCAATTTTTGAAAAAAGTGTTGATTCTGTGAATAACATTGAATCGGTTCAAAAAAGTGTGCTTAGGCATGAGATTATGCACGCTTTCTTATATGAAAGTGGTTTAGATGGGCAGTCTTGCAACGTAGATTGTTGGGCAAAAAATGAAGAAATGATTGACTGGTTTGCTTTACAGTCTAAAAAGATTTTTAAAGCTTTTAAAAAAGTAGGGGCATTATAGACAGGGGGATACGATGTATAACGATACAATCACACTTTTTAATAGGTATGAAAGTAAATTGGGAGATACATGGTATCCCTCTATTTTGCATAATACGAACCTAAACATGGATAAAGCAAGCATCGTTGCAAAGTACGGTTCTGACTCACAGGACAATGCTGTATTAAACGTGCAGTATAGCCTAAAAAGCGGTCAAAAGATGGTAGGGAGTAAATTATGTCTACCGCCTAAAGAATGGCGTAAACAGACAAATGATAAGCTGTCAGAAACACTTACATTTAGTTCTAAGGCAAACGGTTTTGATTTCTTTATCGTTGGCGAATGGGAGAATGAAGAACCGATTGCAGAGGATGATTATATTGACGGATTCTACGAAGAGATGAAACTTAAGTATGATTATGTCTTTGCGATCACTGGCAGTGCTTTTTATGATATTATTCCGCATTTTGAAGTTATGGCGAAGTAGGTGGTTACATGGCTAAAAAGAAATTAGGAAATGTCAATATAAATACATCTAACATGATTGCAAATATCAACCTTGAAAGATTTGACGACCAGATACAGCATGCTCAGTTTTGGCTAGATAGTCAAATTATGACCGATATGGTCCCTTATATGCCACACGAAACAGGCACGTTTATAAATGTGACAAGGGCAAAAAGTGCTTCACTTGCAGGTACAGGAATGGTATGTGCAGGTACTGGACCGATGGGACGTTTCTTATACTACGGTAAAGGCATGGTTGATGAACTAACAGGTTCTCCATGGGCAAGAAAAGGGGCAAGAAAGGTTCTTGTTTCTGAATTTGCAGGACAAACCAATGCAAAAGAAGACCTGTCCTATTCCAACCCTAAAGCTACTCCAAAATGGTTTGAAACAGCAAAGAAGAATCACGGTAAAGCATGGGTTACTCATGTTAAGAAGCAGGCAGGAGGAAGTTGATGGCAGAAGAAAAGAAACCAGTCAAGTACGACATTGATGGTTTTGACGTGATCACAACAGCATTGCAAGAACTGGTAAATCAATTCCCAGAATTAAGAGAAGGAGACGAAATTGCATTTTCTACATTAGATGATGCAAGCGGAAAAGCAATGTTCCCAGTAAGCGGTGCAGTGATTGAATCAGAAAAAGAGAGTATCACAGGACACGTCACACAGGTATGTCTGTATCCGTTTTGCGTGATATATCGTGCAAGCGGTACAAAACCAAATAGGAAAGCATACATTAAGGAGTGGTTGGATAACCTTGGTAAATGGTTGGAAAAGCAAACAATCACAATTAAAAACAACACATATAAACTAGAAGAATATCCAGTGCTGACAGGCAATCGAAAGTTTTTGACGATTGACAGACAAACACCTGCATATTTGGACAGTATAAACGAAAACAAGTCTGAGAATTGGGCTATCAATATTTCTGCCCGATATCAAAACGACTTTGATAGATAAATAAATTAACTATTAACTGGTCTACGACAGGATGTAGATCACTGACCTTGAAAAGATAAAGGAGAATCATAATGGCAGTTACAACAGGTAAAATTGACCGTAAGTATATGGCTCATTTCTTAGATGCAGGCTCTTTGTGCGGTGGTAAAACACCATCTTATGAACGTCTTGGAAAAGACTTAGAAGAGTACAATGTCGAACTTAATCCAGATACAGAAACAAGTAAAAATATTATCGGAGAATCTACATTCAAACACAACGGATATGAGGTTTCTTCAGAAGCCGACCCTTATTATGCAGAAGCTGACAGCACATTAAGCCAGAAGTTGCAGGAGATCATTGATAATCGTTACAAAGACGATAATCTGAAAACTACCGCAGTAGAAGTACACCTATGGAAAGAAGCATCAAGCGGAGCTTATGAAGCATACGCAGAAGATTGTTATATTGTTCCAACATCCTACGGTGGAGACACAAGTGGTTACCAGATTCCTTTCACAGTTAACTACGCAGGAAACCGCAGAAAAGGTACTTACAACGTAACATCTGGAACATTTTCAGAAAGTGCTACACAGGACTTAAAAGACAACAGCAAAGCAGTTTTATCATAACAAGGAGTGCAGGATATGGAAGAACTTAGACGAAAAGTCAAAACTGGGGCATTAAATGTAATTTTAACGAATGAAAATGATGAGGAAATCGGAAGATTCTTATTCAACCCAGTTGATTTAAATATCATTAGAAGATATGAAGAGGTAGTTGCAAATCTTGAAAAGATGGAAGTACCAGAAGATGCAACAGAAAAAGACATTCTGGAATTATCCGACAGATTAGAAGAACAGATTGATTACTTACTCAACTCTAAAGCTTCTAAATCTGTTTTTTCTATCTGCAATCCGCTGACATTAACAGAAAGTGGAGATTTCTTTATTGAGAATATCATCGTTGAGATTGCGGACGTTATTGAGCAGGTAACAGATCAGCGAATTAAGAAGAAACAGGCGAAGATCAAAAGAGCAACTTCTAAATATCACAAATAAATGGAAGTCTGGGAACTTCCAACATCCATAGTAGTTGGTGGCATTAAGTACGATATTCGTACAGATTTTCGAGCAATTTTGGATATATTAAAGACTTTTAATGATCCAGAGTTTGAGAACGATGAAAAGTGGATTGTTGCTCTTACCATTTTATACATTGATTTTGACGAAATGCCACCGCATGACTATGAAGAAGCAAGAGAAAAAGCCATCGAATTTATTGACATGGGTATAAAAGACGATGGGAAGAAAAAACCGCACACAATGGACTGGGAACAGGACGGTGCGGTTATTATTCCATCGGTTAATAGGGTCTTAGGAAGAGAAATCAGAGCCATGCAATATCTTCATTGGTGGACTTTTTTGGGAGCTTATATGGAAATCGGAGAATCCTTGTTTTCACAGATTCTTAATGTTCGCATAAAGAAAGCGAAAGGAAAGAAACTTGATGACTGGGAACGTGATTTCTACAAAGAGAATAAGAATCTTATTGATTTAGACGTTAAATACACCGAAGAAGAACAAGCAGAAAGAGACAGACTTAATGCACTTCTTAATGGACAGAAAGGGGTGTGATTAAATGGCTACACAAAAAGCAGACGGAAGTATATATATCAAAACAGAGATTGACACAACGGATGCTAAAGCAAGCGTAAAAGAGATCACATCCCTTTTAAAACGTCTGTCCCGACAGGTTGACAGCATCGGAAAATCCATTAAGGATGCAATGAAAGGCGGTATCAAAACCCCAGATACAAAGGGATTAGATACCGTAGAAGAGAAAGCAAAGTCTGTGGCAGATCAGATCGAAAAGACCGCACAGGCAGAAAAGAAGCTAGAAAGCATAGATATTAAGTCTAATTCACTAGATACGTTAGATAAAGCAATAGAAAGCACAGGACAAAAGCTTGCAGAGCTAGAAAAAGCACAGATGGATGTATTTAACAGAAATCAAAGTGCTACAGCTTCTCCTGCGTTTCAAGCAATGGAGAGTGCCGCTTCTAAATTAGATCAGCAATATGAACAGTTGATTGCAAAAAAGAAGCAGTTGGAAACATCTACAACAGGAAACACTGGACTGCCTAAGACTGGAAAGCTGACAGGTGGAACAGGTCTGGCAAGTAAGGAAAGTGCTAACGCATTAGCTAAACTTAATGCAGAGATCACAGGCACAGAAACAAAGGTAGAACTGTTAAATAACAGCTTGGAGCAGACAGTACAGGCACAACAAAAGATAAGTGACAGCCCTATCAACACTACAGCTTATCAGATTCTTGAACAGACACTACAGCAGGTAGAAGCACAGTTTAATCAAGTGGCACAGATTCAGCAAGAGTTGTTTGCAAGAAATCAAAGTGTTACAAGTTCTCCTGCCTTTATGGCATTGGAGAGTGCGGCAGAGAAGTTAGGCAGGCAGTACGATTCACTGATTGCTAAGAAACGTCAGTTAGAAAGCGGTGGTGGAACAGTACAAACACCTGCGATCAAGACAGCCCCTATGACTGGTGCATATTCTGCCACGGCATCTAGTGCAAGTCAAAAAGCTTTGGATGCCTTAAACAAAGAAATAACACAGACAGATGCAAAAGAAAAAGGACTTGTTAACACAAATAGTAGGCTTGGTTCATCATTTAAGAATGTCAGTCAGTCTGTGGACAGTGCTAAGACAAAGACAGGCGGTATTTCGTCTATCTTTAGCAGGATGGGTGGAGTCGTATCTGGACTTGGAAAACGTCTTAGTGGACTGGCACAGAACTTCACAAGCACAACAAACAGTGCTAATAATGCAAGATTTTCTATTGGTCGAATGGTCGGTATGAGTATATTATATTCTACCGTTTTTGGAATGATTTCTAAAGTTAACAGTGGAATCATGACAGGTATCAACAACCTTGCACAGTATTCGTCAGCTACTAATGCTTCGATATCTTCCATGATGTCAGCATTAACTCAGTTACAAAACAGTTTGGCAACAGCATTTGCACCGATTTTGTCCGTAGTTGCACCTATATTAACGGCATTCATGAATATGTTATCGAAAGCGATCACGTATGTAGGAATGTTTATAGCGGCACTTACTGGACAAAAATCTTTTACACGAGCAAAAGCCGTACAAGAAGATTATGCGGCATCACTGAATAAAACATCCAGTGGAGCTAATAAGGCGGCAAAAGCCACAAAGAATAACGCAAAAGCCACGAAAAAAGCAAATAAAGAGATACAGACATATCTTTCTGGACTGGATGAAATCCGACAGTATCAAAAAGAAAAAGATAACGATACCCCTAGTTCTTCTACCCCATCCGCAGGCGGTGGAGGTGGTGGCGGTGGTTACACTGGTCCATCCATTGGAGATATGTTTGAGAAAGTTCCTATTGAATCTTCCATTGCAGACATTGCTAAGAAGATTAAGGACCTCATAAAGAAAGAGGATTGGGAGGGACTTGGAGCTTATATTGCTAGCGGTATCAACAAAGGTCTACAAAAGATTTATGATGCGATCAACTGGAATAATGTAGGCCCAAAGATAACTTATTTTGTAAATGCATTTACACGGACGTTCAATAGTCTTGTAGATCACATCGACTGGGATTTAATGGGACGTACTGTAGGTGCAGGCATTAATACAATTGTTAACACTCTGAATTTGTTGATAGAGGGCATCAATTGGAAAAATCTTGGTTCAAAAATTGCAACAGGTATCAACGGTTTGTTTAATGAAGTAAATTGGGATAATGTTGGACGGTTATTTGCAAACAAAATTAATGTTCCATTCCAGATGTTAGAGGGAGCTGTAAATAATCTTAATTGGGCAAAAATAGGGACATCAATAGGCGGATTTTTGAATGGTGCGATCAACCAGATAGATGTTAAGTCTATTGGTACAAGCTTATCTGGATTAGCATTAGGAATATTGACGACATTAGATAATGCTCTTACTACAACAAACTGGGCACAGCTTGGAACAAAATTAGCAACATTATTAACATCTATTGATTGGGTCGGAATATTTGTTAGTGCAATATCCGTTGCAGGAAAAGCAATCACGGCATTAACACAGCTTGGTGTGTCTTTTATGGATAACTTGGCAAAAGGTATTACAAATGGGACACAGCAGTTTATTAGTAAGGGATTATCAGCATTGACGAGTTTTACTGCAAACTTAAGAAGCAATGCAGGAAAATTAGTAGATTCTGGTTTAAAGCTTATGTTAAATCTTGCAAAAGGTATAGCAAAAGCAATGCCAGACATCATCAAAAATGTACCACAGATTGTGATTAATATTGCAGGCGTTATTAACGATAATGCCCCTAAGATATTACTTGCAGGAGTACAGCTTATCGCAATCTTGCTCAAAGGTCTCATCCAGTCAATACCGACATTGATCGCAAACGTGCCAAAGATTGTGCAGGCAATCGTCAGTGTATTTACAGCTTATAATTGGCTATCACTTGGAAAAAGCCTCATCACAGGTATTAAAAACGGAATTATGAATGCAAAAAATACTGCGGTTGATGCTATGAAGAATACATACAATGGCTTGATTGATGCGATAAAGAATTTACCGTCTAAACTCAAAGGACTTGGAGAAAACGGAATTAAAGGGATAGGCAATGGAATTACTGGGAAATTGTCTGGACTTAAAACAACGGCAGGGAAAATATTGACCAATATCATAGAAGCGGTTAAAAATCTTCCTAAAGAATTATCAAAAAAAGCTACATCTGCGATAAGAGATATGAAAACTACATTTAAAAATGTCGATTGGGGCAGCGTTGGAATGAATGTAGTAAAAGGTATTGCAAAAGGTGTTGGAGATTTTGCATGGATTTTGGTTGATAAAATGACAGGTCTTGCACAAAAGGCGTGGGAGGGTGTGAAAGATTTCTTTGGAATCCATTCTCCATCAAGACTTATGAGAGATACGGTAGGTAAGATGATTCCTGCCGGTATTACAGTAGGTTTGGAAAAAGCTTTTCCAGATACACTCAAAACCCTTATGAATCAGTCTGAACAGTTGGCAAATGTACCGTTCAGAACACCAGAGATTGCTACAGGTAAGATAATACCTGCGAAAGCATCCGCAGTGATCGCACAAAAGCAGAACAGCACAAACAGTAACAATAATGACGTACTTAATTTACTTGAACAGCTATTATCTGTTACGAAGTCCTTAGAATCAGACAACAGCGGTAACAATGGTGGGGATTATCATTTCACAGCACAGATTAACCGCAGGACGTTGTTTGATGAATTTATCGAAGAAGCAAAACTAAGACAAATGAGTAATGGTAGAAATCCATTCAGCCTTGCGTAGAAAGGAGTAAAAAATGGCACAGGATTATATAAAAATCAATAATAAAAAAGTCTGGCAACCAGATTCAGACACAGCCGTAGCTTTTGAAACTACCTATACGCAAGGTAGCACGAGGGCACAGTCTGGTAAAGGAAAGTTTACCCCGATGTTCACAGTAGAGCGATTTACATACAGTGCATCGGATGTGCCAATGTCTAAGGTTACGGAAATATTAGAAATGGTGGCACGTGGTAAATCTTTTGATTTACATTATTTTTCTGTATTTTACGGAGAGTGGAGAACAGCAAAGTTTTATGTCGGACAGGTATCGGACATTAAGATAAAAACACTTAAAAATAACCATGAAAAAGTATCAAGTATATCTTTCAATATGCAGGGGGTTAACCCGATATGATAAATGTAAGTGATGAATTTAAACAGCTAATGACAGAACGACAAGATTTTAAATGCAATGCAGAAGTAACGCTTGCGAATGGAACTGTACTGCCATTAGGAGAAGATGATTTTTCAATAGATAATAATAGTCTGGTCGATGCGGCAGGTGCTAACACCATTCCTTTAGGTGTTGCACTCAGCCGTAATGTACAGTTAGAAATCATGAATGACGATGATCACTTATCCAATTATGACTTCTTCGGAGCAAAAATCAGACTGTATCTAACATTTGAATTATCAGAGACAACAGAAAAAATTGAATACGGTACATTTACTGTCACTCAACCAGAAACCTATGGAAGTGTTGTAACAATTGTTGGATACGATGATATGTATAAAGCAGATAAGGCATACAGCACAGCATTGACGTTTCCTGCGACAGCAAAGAGTGTATTGATAGATAGTTGTGATACCTGTGGTATCTTGATTGGAGACAGTAACTTTTTACATAACGATTTCCAAATACCAACCATGCCATCTAGCGAGTACACGCACAGACAGATTATAGGATTTATTGCAATGATTGCCTGCGGAAATGCAAGAATTGACCGCACAGGGCGATTGCAGATAATGACCTATGATTTTGATTATGATAATGAGAATATTCATAAATTGGTTGATTACAATAATCTGACAAGTGATACGAACGATGTGCAGGTAACAGGCGTTCGAACGACACAAAAGGTTACTACAACCGATGATGGCAATACAAGTGACACAGAAAAAACGGTACAAGTTGGTAAAGATGGTTATGTTTTATCTGTAGAGAACCCACTTGTAACAGGGCATGAAGAGACACTTATTTCGTGGATTTATGAAAAGTTTGAAAATGTGACTTTTAGAGCTTTTACGATGGACTATATATCTTATCCAATAGCAGAGTTTATGGATAAGATTAAAGTTACAGATTGGAGAGAAAATAGCTTCTATTCAGTATTAACAGATGTAAACTTTGTATTCTTCGGATATACAACATTAAAGAATAGTGCAGAATCTCCATTGCGTAACCAGAGCAACTACACATCAAGTAATCAAAAAGCGATCATACAAGGTAAACAGTTAGTTGAGCAGGAAAGAAATAACCGTCAAAATGCTTTAGATAAGATGCAAGAAGCATTAAAAAATAGTAACGGAATGTATTCAACACAGGAAGTGCTATTGGATGGTTCAACTATATATTATCTCCATGATAAACCAACAATGAAAGAATCAAAGAATGTTATCAAATTGACAGCAGAGGTTATTGGATTTTCTATTGATGGCGGTAAGACATATCCTTATGGATTCACGATCACTGGGGAAATGGTAGCAAGATTGCTTTATACAGAGGGAATCAATGCAGATTATATCAACACTGGTGCATTAACTGTCAAAGATAAATCTGGAAATATCATCTTCTATGCAGATATGGAGACTGGTACTGTAAAGATTTCTGGGGACAACGTCACGATTGGTGGCAAAACAGCACCAGAAGCAATTAGTGATGCTGTGAAAGAATCTAAGAACTACGCAGATGGTAAAGTATCAGATTTTGCAGAAACAGTTACAAAAAGTGTAGCGGACCTACAGAACCAGATAGACGGACAAATTGAGACGTTCTACTACGATTACGAACCAACATTAAAAAATATCCCTGCTTCTGACTGGACAACAGAAGATGATAAAAAGAAGCATGAGGGAGACTTATTTTATTGGAAATCTAAAGGATATGCCTACAGATTCTTCAAAGATGGCGACACATGGAAGTGGCAGTTAGTACAAGACACGGACGTTACAAAAGCATTAAGGACAGCATCTTTCGCACAGTCCACAGCAGACAGTAAATGTCGTGTATTTTTGACACAGCCTACACCACCTTATGATACTGGCGATATGTGGAATCAAGGACAGAACGGAGACATCCTTACTTGCGTTGTAGCAAGGGGAGAGGGTGCAAGTTATGTGGAAACCGACTGGCAGAAGCTTAATAAATACACAGATGATGAGACTGCTAACAAGGCACTGGAAGAAGCGAGAAAATCTCGTGCAATGATTATCAATCTGGACAACGATTATCAAGCAATCACGACAGATTATAAGGGAGAATATACATCATTTCCAGAGTGCCACACGACAGCACAGGTATTGTACGGTCATACCGACATATCAAACGACTGTACTTATAATGTGCAAAAGTCGGGTGGTGTTGTAGGCTCTTGGAACAGCTCAACACACACCTACACTGTAACAGCATTAACAACAGATGTTGGATGGGTGGATATTACAGCTAATTACCTTAATACTTATTCTGTCACGAAACGATTTGACATTGCTAAATTAAAAGGTGGTATCCCCGGAGAAACAGGTGCTACTGGTCCACAGGGGGAAAAGGGAGCAACAGGTCCACAGGGACCACAAGGAGAAAAGGGAGAAAAGGGCAATCAAGGAAGTGCAGGAAGAACGTATTTCATGGAAACATCGTCAAGCATTGTGAAAATGTCCGCAGATAACACGATCGTGCCTAACTATATTACATTGTCTGGTTATTACCGTGACGGTACAGCAACAGCACGTACAGCCTATAAATGTAGATTCAAAATTGAAGAAACAACAGACGGAGATACATACACGACCGTTTATACTTCATCCTCAGATGAAACGGACATTACTCACGCACTGTACTCTGTACTAGCGAGTGGTTCAAGCGGTATCACAGCAAGCGGTTCAAGTGGTATCGGTATCTCAAGAAATCTTACAGCGTTAAGGTGTACGATGTATGCCGCAGGTGGATTTTCACAGGTGTTGGATATTGAGACAATTCCAGTAGCCATTGACGTAGATGCACTGACTCACGAAGATATATTCAATCTGCTGACCAACGACGGAGCATGGCAAGGTATTTATCGTGGGTCTGACGGTAAGTTGTATATCAATTTTACTTATGCTAGAGGTGGAACATTAAATCTTGGTGGAAAAGCAAACACGTACGGTAATGGACAAATGCACGTTTATGATGCAAATGACAATGAAATTGTTGACATAAACACGAAAGGGATAGTCGTAACGCATTATATATCAGTCATGGGAGAAAAGCCAATATCATATGTGTGTATAACACCAGACGTGTTCGGTGGTATATATTTATCTGAAAACAAGGATGGAACTGGTGCATGTGCGATTTTGTCCCCAGATGAGATTGTATTAAAAAATAACAGCAGTGGACCAATTACAGTACAGACAGACATAACAATGCATATGACGGATGAATCACTTTATCTTGGGTCGGTAAGTGAATATAAATTTCATTTTGGAAAAGAAAGATCAAGTTTTTATCAGCCAGTTACTATTGGCGGAAGTTTGTCTGTTACCGGAGAAAAAAACAGAATAATAGATACAGAAAATTATGATACAAGAAAGCAGTATTGTTATGAAACAGCAACCCCATATTTTGGAGACATTGGAACGGCACAAACTGATGATAAAGGAAAGTGTTACATCGACATTGACGATATATTTTCAGAGACAGTAAACACAGGTGTTGAGTACCAAGTATTCTTGCAGAAAGAGGGGCAAGGCGATATGTGGGTAGAAGAAAAGACCGATAGTTACTTTGTTGTAAAAGGTACTGAAAATCTTAAGTTCTCGTGGGAAATCAAAGCAATTCAGAAAGATTACGAATTTGAACGACTTGAAAAATTCGATAACTCAGAAAAAGAAGAAGTGATTGACTATGAGAAAGAATATATGGAAGAAATCAACGATTTGATTAAAGAACAGGAGGAAATGTTAAATGAAACAGTTGAGTAGCTTTATGGTATTAAATATTGACGGTGGAGACAGAGTATCATACACATACAATGAGATTGACGATAACACAGGAGAACCATTGTCACAGAATAAAAAAGAAAATTTCTGGGTAGTAGATAAAGAACTTAAAAAGCACATTGATGCTATCAGAAGCTACGTCAGAGAAAACAAGTTGAATTAAGGAGTGATGTTATGGCAATCAATATACCTTTAGTACATATATCGGATTTAACAGAGAAAAAGACAATATCAAATGATGATTACATGCTTACTGGTGGGAGTACCGCCAGTAAGGTTAAGTGGTCAACGATCGTGTCTCTGATAAAAACTAAATTAGGGATTGGAAATATAGAAGATAGTATAAGTAAAATACAGTCAGATATTTCTACGTTAAATAGTGATTTTTCAAGTTTACAGTATAAAACCTATGGCATTGATGGATTTGCTATTAAAAAAAATAGTCAGTTAGCAATGATTTATATATGGTATGGCAAAAGTTTGACAGGCGGTAATACAAATCAAACTTTATTAACATTGCCCAACGGTATTACATTTAACAATGAAGTTTTCACTCCTTGTGAAATCATTGACGGAAGTTGGACTCCACGTGGAAATACTGGGTACATAACTATACATAACAATACAGTGGACATAAGATGCAAAGATACAACATCTTACGGTGTCGTAATAGCAAATGTGATTGTTCCTGCATCATACATTAATATTTAATAGTTCTATTAACTAAATAGTGATTTTTCTTTCGATTTTACATTAGTTCCAAACGGCAACTTAAAAACCTATTTGAATGTATTCAAAGTTAAAAATGAGCTTATTATAATTGGTGGAGTTGACGTTCCATTTAAATAGAAAAAACATATTCTTTCTTGATAATAAACGGATTGACTGCCGTTCAAAAAATGCAACAAGTCCGCAATTTACGTTCATGTTTCCAAATTTAACAGAAACAAAGCGTATATCTGATGGTTACTGGTATGACAACACTTATCACGCAAGTTTTATGGCATGCAAAGATGAAAATGTTGTTTATTTTGCTTCAAGTTGGCAAGTAGTATCTCCAACAGGAACAGTTACTTACGATGTCTATGCAAGGTAAGACTAATTATCAAATATAATTCCACCTTGATCTATATACACATTTGGTGGTGCTATAACCGTATAAAATCCCCATTGTGGAAGATTGTTTATAGTAATTACATTTTTGCTTGCAGAACATGATATATCTCCAGATACAACATTGGTAATTGCATTAATGATAATATCTTCGTTACTCATATTTATTGAGATTATGGCACAGCGTGAAGAACCGTTTCCGTTTCCAAACAAAAATAGTGCGATTTTGTCACTTTTTGACTTTAAATTATCGTAATTTGATATGGTTACAGATATGCTCGTACCACTTCCACTTGTTTTAATTACTATATTGCGTAATTTATTGGTTAAATCACTATTTAACGTATAAATAAAAAAACACCCTGCATGAAGCAAGGTGTAAATAAATTACAAATGGAGATTAAGAAAGAAGAAAATCTCCATTCACATATTAACACAAACACTTAATAAATGAAAGGAGAAACTATGAATCTCAAATTAAGATTAAAAAATAAGGCAACATTAACATCACTGATTATGGCAGCAGTGGCATTTATCTATCAGGTTTTAGGTATCTTAAATGTCGTTGTTCCAATCTCCCAGAATGACGTAGTGCAGGTGTTGGGTATCCTTATTAACTTATTAGGAGTTATGGGTATCTTAGTTGACCCAACAACACCGGGAGTAGGAGATAGTGAACTTGCAAAAAGTAAAAATGATATTGCAGAAGTGATTGAATACAAAAAGGAGGACTAA